AGGTGGCAGAAGAACATAGTGGATTATATTCGAGTGATACACGTTTGCCAGAAGCGATTAGGTCGCTGAAATAACCAAACGGAAGTTTAACGAGGGGGAGGGTATGAAGATAGAAAATAGTAAAGATAAAAACGTAATGCACCTAATTAAAAACTTGCCAGAGGACGTTGAAGAAGCGTGGTGGTATGAAGGAAAAGACAGGTCAATACATATTGTTTTAAAACCTGTTGTTACAACGATAACTCTTGCAAACGGACTTACATTAAATTACCTGCAAACGAAAAAGCAGATTAATATTAGTTTTTAACGCCATCAACGCAGGGGGAGATGAAAATGGATTATTTGCTTGCTTGTTTCATGATCGGAATTGGGAGCGTGATTGCCTCGCAGGGGCTTTGCAGTTTGATTAAAATTTATGTTAAGTGAGGTCTTTATGCCAGAGAAAGGAAACAATATGACAAGTTATGGAATAAAGATTAATGATCGAGGAGCAAATGATACGGATACTACCGTCGCTCAAAACAACCGCAGGGGGGATGAATGACGAGAGACGAGCTCGAGAACATGATGGCTAAGAAAGTTACGTCAGCGCATCCGAAAGTTGTGGCAAATCAGCTTCTGCAAATTGTTTTGGACAACATAGACGAGATTGTAACTGCTGATTGGCGGTATAAAGACGACATTAAGCAGCCGTATATCATTATCAAAGACGAGTTTAAGAGATAAATAACCAACAAGAGGAGGCGCTAAAATGCAAACAAAATCACGAATATTTGAGCTGGAGAAAGATATCTTGGTGAGCATAAAACGCTTTACAGAAGACACAGGGCTTATCGTTAGAAATATTGAGCTAATGGATTCGGGGGCTTCGCGGTCTGCAAAAATAACCATCGATTATAAATAACACAAGCACCTACTAAAGAAAGGAAGAACAAAATGCAGGGCAAAGTAAAGTGGTTTAACGATCAAAAAGGTTATGGATTTATTAAACAAGATAATGGGCCGGATATATTTATTCACCATTCGGCCATGAAAGGAAGCGGGCGAAAAACACTTCTGAAAGGCGATATCGTATCGTTCGACATCGCAGATGGGGCAAAGTGAGAAGGTTGCGGAACCCTGCGAAGCGGGATGATTTGAAAGGAGAAATATGCTACCAGAAGATTTAGAAAAGATTAGACAGTTGGAATTCGAACTATCCAGGGCGAAGGAGTTGCTGAGAGAGTGGGTAAATTACGATAAACCAGATTCAGCAATGGCAATCTTGACAAGGCATAAGTTTCTAATTGAGCGCACGGAGGGGTTTTTAAATGGGCGTTAAAGGCGACTGGGCCAGAGGCAAGATCAACGGCGCGTGTATCAGGGCGTGTGCGAATAGGGACAAGATGTGTATTGAATGCTGGAAGTTTAGCAATTTTAAACAAATAAAGGAGGTGATTAAGTTGGCAAAGGGGAAGAAGCCCGTTAAGGGCGCAAAGATGCCCATGAAAAAGGGCTGTAAGTAACATCGCTCGGGCACAGCGTTATGTGCCCATATATTTGGAGGCTATAAAGTGAGTTGTTCAAAATGCGATAATCAGATTTGTAAAATACTAAACGCGGAAATCGCTATAATTATACGCGTATACCGGGCATACCTGAAGAAAAAAGAAAAAGACAGGTTCCGTCGTCGGGAGAATTACGTTCCGAAGCGAGATAGGGATGTTGATCCGGCGTTAAGGCATTAACTTGCTTTTAAGCAGCTCTCGCCATGCCGGAGAGATCTTAGTTTCGCCATGTACCCACCTAAATACTTGTTTGTGGGATGTGCCAAGCTTTAAAGCAGCCTCCCGGTAAGAGAGGCCGCTTTTTTTAAACCAGTTTGCGAATTGTTTGTTATCCATGATTACGATATTGTAACTGTAGCCTGTTGCATATCTATTGGATGTATTGTCCCGTCAGATGTCTCTACGATCACTCTGATATATGGTTTATTGCCTCGAGTGCTGCTATTGGTATCTTCAATGCCTATGACATTTTTGACTATTAAATCAGGCTGCTCTACATAATTAGCAATCATTTGAGTGCCGTATAATCGCTCACCCTCTTGTATTCTTGGACGCGGAAATCGCTTGCGCCTCATTATAGCGTCTTTGGGATCGTTGCCATAAATATCAATCTCCATGTGCTCATTAAATAATGTGTATTTATTCACGTTCTCCTCCTGTTTTTTGGCGTGATAACGCCGGTTACACGCTCGCAGGATCAGGCGCACCTCGCGCTGATTGTACTGCGATCTTAATCCATCTAATAGTTTGCCAGCTATTTGCTGAGCCTCAAGCCAAGTCATATTAACCTACAATTTTGCATCCGTGCTTACCATCGTTGGCAAACGCAATGAGATCACGTAAGGCATAACTCTTATTGATATTGCCAGTATTATCCTTATCCCACAGCTGTACGTTGTAATCAGGATGATTAATAATTTGTCCAGGGCACTCTACGATAGCGATCATTTGACCGCGCGCAGTGGTCGTCAAGGCAGGGTAGCATCCAGGGCCGTTCTCGGTTTCGCAGGCTTGATTGTATTGGTAGATTTTTACTTGCATGATGTTTGCGCCGATTTTAACGACCTGGCTCCGGTCGGTTATGTGGTTATCTCCTAACCACGATCTAATGATAACACACTGTAGACAGATGTCAACAGGTATTTTATCTGGTGTTTTCCGTCGGTGTGTGATAAATTCTTACGAGATGTAGATTAATTAGTTGCCAATGTCGCGCTACACATTTAATTGGTGCGTTTTTAAGGAAATAATATAACATAATCATTGTAGACAGGAATCTGCGCAGGTTTTTGTCTACGAGTAAAAATTTTAAGCCTGTTCTGTGCTAGCACACAGGGCAGGCTTTTTTGCTTTTATGAAGCTATCAAAGTCTGACAGAGATTCGATCAAATATTCCAGGCGCATCGGAGAGTGGTCGATCAATTTTGAGCTTAAATTTGATAAGCATCTTGAAAAATTAGTTGAGAGTAAAAAAGGCGGAAGTTTTGAGCCGCTTTATTACGGGTTAATAAGAAATGTCTCTAAACATAAGGCAGCAAAAATATAAGGCCAATAGATTGGCTGGCATGTCTCAGCTAAATGCTGCAAGGGCAGCGGGTTACAGCGAAAACTACGCAAAAGTTGCTTGCCGGATTGACCGGTCAGTGAAAGTCAGTTTAGCGGATAGCTTTGAAAGAGCTGGGTTTACAGATAAGGCTTTGATTAAACATGCTCTAAAAGGGATAGCTTCCGAAAATCCGACAATCGCACACAAGTATTTTGAAACCATTTTGAAGTTAACTGAACGATTAAGCGATAAGCCGATAATCGATCAGTCGCAACATAAGCACATTACCTATGTCTGGGGAAAAGATAATTCGGATTCCGTACAGCCCGCAGCCGTACCAGGTAGAGATACACAACTCGCCCAAGCGGTTTAAGGTAGTAAAGATAGGGCGGCGCGGCGGAAAGACTGAGCTGTTAATCAACGAAGAGATCAAGCAGGCAGTAACAAATCCCGGGCTGCATTGGATAGTCGCACCGTCGTATAAACAGGTAAAGTCAATAAGCTGGCAAAGGTTAAAGATGCTCTTAAAGCCTGATAGAGAATGGAAGTTTAACGAGCAAGAGTTGTCAGCACACCATCCATTAATCAATACAACATTAGAGTTAAAAGGCGCAGATAACGAAGATTCATTGAGAGGCGTAGGGCTTAAATCAGTAGGATTAGACGAATACGCAAGTATGAAGCCTAATGTTTGGCCTGAGATTATACGCCCGATGTTGGCAGACAGTAGGGGGCCAGCGCTCTTTATCGGCACGCCAAAAGGAAGAAATCACTTCTTTGATCTATACCACAAACAAGACCCGGATTGGCAGTCTTGGGGATATCCCACCTCAATAAACAAGTACATTGCACCTGGAGAAATAGAACAAGCCAGAAAAGACATGAGCGAGCGCTTATTCCTTCAGGAGTTCATGGCTGAGTTTTTGGATGATGAGACAGGCGTATTTAAGAAAATCCGGCAGTGCATAACTGGCAGTCTACAAGATCCAGTGCTAGGAAGGTATTACGTAATTGGTATAGACCTAGCCAAAACGCAGGATTTTACTGCTTTAAGTGTTCTCGACGGGGCAACAAGACATTTAGTTGCATTCGATCGGTTTCAAGACGTCTCTTGGACAGAGCAGAAGCTAAGAATACAGGCATTAGCGCATAAGTATAACAATGCGCTTTGTGTTGTTGACTCAACAGGGATTGGCGATCCTATTGTTACAGACCTGCAAAACTCAGGGTTAAGCCTATATTATGAGGGCGATAGGCCGGGGTTTAAGTTTACTAATGACAGCAAATACCAGCTTATTAACAACCTTGAGATAGCCATAGAGTCTCGCCTTGTCACGTTCCCCTATATCGAAACCTTAATTAACGAGCTTCAGAACTTTGAATACCAGATCAGTCAAGGTGGTCGAATTAAATACTCCGCACCAGAAGGCAAGCATGATGACTGTGTTTATAGCCTTGCATTAGCTGCATGGGGGCTCAGAACGCAGCTAAAAGAGGCGCAGATTGTTAGCCGTGTTTCTTGGGGCGATGACAAAGACAGGCAAGGAAGCGGTGAGTTAATCAATGACCCTGAAGAAGTAACGCAGTACACAGGATATTAATATGCCGGACAATCCAGAGCAGTTAAGTGAATTAAATACGGTAAAGATTACAGGCGAATTGAAATCATTCGTCAATGAGTTATCAAGCAAGATAGACGATGCCAAGTCGGAACGGGCCTACTGGGAACAGCAAATTGATAGATATATCAATCTACGCTACGGAATACGGTCTAAAAAGAACCATCCTTGGCCTAATTGCGCGAACTATGTCCTCCCGCAGATTGACGCAGACATACAAAGATTTAAGCCTGCGTATATCAATCTTATCTCATCCTCGCCAGTGGTCACTTTTGAGCCGTTCGGCCCGGAGGACATTAATCCATCCAAAGCCAGAGAGTACCTGTTCGATTGGCGTTTAAAGACCCAAGTGTACAACTTCTTTGAGAACTACTGCATGGGCGTTGACTACATGCTCACACAAGGCGCGGTAGTCTTTAAAACGACATGGAAGTACGCAACAAGAGGATATTCAAAGTACATAAGCCTTGCGGATATGGATGAACGCACGCTTAATGTTCTGTATGACCCAAGACTTACCGACGAGATGCTGGCTAAGATATTTATTGAGGAGCACCTCATTGACGAATCGTTTGAAGAGAACCTAAAGGCCGTACAGAAAGCGGTCAAGCAGTTTCGGGAGGGCAAGACAGAGTTTGAACTCGACCTTGTTGAAGAAGCTGCTAATTATCCGCAGATGATAGCTTGCAATATCCGTGAAGATATTGTCTTCCCAATAGATACAACAGACTTGAATGATGCGCGGTTTATTGATTACGTGTTCACGATGTCAAAGAATGACATTAAGATCGCCATGAATGACGAGAAATACGAGTCGTATAACGATGATGCTGTTGATTCATGGTCAAGCAGCGCACCAAACGACACGCAAACATGGAAAAAGAGGCAGAAGTTGGCTGTTGAAGATGAACTTGTATGGTTGCATGAGACCTGTGTTTGGTATGACATTAATAATGATGGAATTGAGGAACGTTGCATTGTTACATGGCCTCACGCTGACCCGAATTGCATATTACGCTTTATCGAGCTTCCTTACGATCATGGCGAATGGCCTTACGTATTGGTTAAACGTGAACTTAACGACACCGGGGCCATGTCTAGCCGTGGTATTCCTGCGCTAGATGAGGACTTCCAGAACGGTATCAGCACCATGTTTAATCAGGTGGTTGATAACGGGACGGTCACAAACACTCCGATTGTTAAGCACCGCAGAAACGCTGTTACCAACATTAGAAACTTACGTTACGTGCCCGGTCAAGCGTTAGAGATCAATGGTGCCATGACTGACGTTGAGATTCAGCAACTAGGCAACACATCCCAAGGGTTTATATTACAAGCTGCGCAGTATTTAAAGTCATGGGCCGATATGAGAAACGGAAATATCACATCTGGCCTCACCTCGCCGTTAAATATGCAGGGCTCCGGTTCTCTGGGCAACAAGACTAAAAAAGAGATTGATGTAGTCGAGAGTTTACAAGGGGAAGTGCAGAGCCTTGATTTACAGGTATTCCAGCGGCAGATGGTTAGGGTTTATTCACAGATTGATGCCCTTTATGAGCAGTACGGGCCAGAAGAGACAACGTTCTTAATAACAGGCCAAAGACCCGTTCGCATTAGCCGTAAAGAGATACAGGGCAAGTACAACATGGTGCCCAATGGCAGGCTTGATAATACAAATCCTACATTGAGGGCTAACAAGGCTTTCATGTTGCTAAGAGCCTTTGCCAATGACCCCATGGTTAGGCAGCATGAACTTAAAGAATTATTCCTTGATTCTGTGGACGTGAAGCTCACGAAGAAACTGCTTAAAACGCAAGAAGAGCTGGCGCAAGAGTCGCAGATGCAGGCGCAGGCTATCCAAAACCAACAAATTAAGATGCGTCAGGATGCCTTTATGAACCGGAAATTAAGCGATGACCTAGATATCCGCAAGGAAGCCTTAATGACTCCTATATCAGGAAAGAAGTATGGCCCAGGTTAAACACTCAAAGATTAACTTTCTCTATCACGAAGCCATGATGCTGGGCTCTGGGTATATGTGTACTCAAGGACTAGCCAAAGCGTTTAATCGTGTTGGTGCTCTTAATTATGCCTATAACAGCATGGGCAATGAGTTTCTTGATGAGCAGAGATTTAGAGAGAGCCCTATATTTTATATAAGGGGATTTCTGCCTGGACGTAAGCCCATGATGCAGGCTGGCGGGGATCAGTTCAAGGCCACACTACAAAGCGAGTCATTCTTTACACGACATGGAACTATGGACGGAAGCAGTACCCATATTAGAGAGCGTGAAAAGGAGTTTGGGCTTTTTATTACCTTTGCTGAAACAGATGTTGAAATGTACCGCGTGCCGACAATCTGGATGCCGTCATGGGCAGATACCACGGTTATGGATGAGATAGGCGAGCCGATCTATGACAAGTTGGGGTTTGTTGGTGGAATACCAGGGCGCGAAGATTGGTTTTTACAGGACAAGCATAAGATCATCATGCACAAACAAACTGAGTTAGATCGTGATCCTGTGGTAAATGCAAGGCGTTATGCGGAGTTAATCAGTAAATTCAATATACTTGTAGCTCCTCCCGGAAGATTTTTTAACAGTATGACAGGCAGAGTATTCGAGATTATGGCTTGTCGCAGGCTTTGCTTAGCCTATCACAACCCAGATACGATGTTTAAGCATAACAAGTTGTTTCAAGACGGCGTCGATCTGGTTTATTGGCGCACGTTTGATGAAATGATTGATAAGTACAAGTATTTCCTCTCCCACCCGGATGAAATGTGGGTCATTGCAGACAACGGTTATAACAAGGTCAGAAAGTTTTTCAACCAGGATGTAATGGCCCGTTTCATCTCTGATGCGGTATTAAACGCCGCAAATGGGGAGTATGACAAGGTCAGGGATTTTAGTTTTCAGGAAGAGTTGGCGACAGTATGAGTTTAAAAGTTCCTTACGATCAATTCAGCGCAAAGGATGAGGCAGGGTTATTAGAACTCTGCCAGATGGTTAAAGCTCCCAACCCGGTGTTTGTTGAGATCGGATGTTGGGTAGGCAACAGCACTTCTATCATAGCTCAAGTTGCTAAAGATAGGGGCGGATTTGTACATGTTGTTGACACGTTTACAGGTGGCAGCGTGCCGGTACTTGCTGAGTATGCAAAGAGCCATAATGTCAAGTCGATGTTTGTTAAAAACATGGATGATATGGGGCTTATGAAAGTTGTGAACATCGCTCCGGTTGATTCTAAGGTGGCTGTCAAACATATGCCGTCAAAAGTAGATTTTGTGTTTATCGACGGGGAGCACGATTATGAAAGCGTGCTGTCAGACATTAAGAATTATAAAAAGATCATAAGGGCAGGCGGAATTATATCCGGGCATGACTACAAGACACATGAAGGCGTAACAAAAGCCGTGAACGAATGCTTAAAGAACGTCAAGACTATCGGAGAAAGAATCTGGTACGCCTATGTCTAAACATGATGAGAAGATAACCAGACGAAGCAGGCAAGACATTGTTGATATAGGTCTTGCGGTAGAGAAATTTTATAACGGTCTGGGTGGAGTTGTGTTTCGGGCAATCGTTAACCAGATTATTAACGAAGCGATTTCTGATGAGCGCGACACCTTAACTTCGGCAGAGCGAAGGCTAGGCCGGGCAGAGGGCGCTAATAAGGTGCGTGATTATTTAGAGATGGCTATATCCGATAAAGACAAGATGCTTGAGCCAATAAAGCAAGACGAAGATTTGGAAGAAGGTCGCTGACCGACGTTAAACAGCTGCGTATAAACAGCCCCTTCATGGCTATAAACTGATGGAGTGGTAATGGTCGCTGATCGACCTTAAACAACTGTTAGGAGAAATATGCCAATAGAAGAAAAAACACCAACCCAAGAAGAAACAATCGAACAGGAGAATCATGTCGAGCAAACACGCTCGAAACTGGATGAAATGATTAAGTCTGGAGACGTCTTTAATTCTTTAGACTTGCCAGGTGCCGAAGAACCGCCTAAGAGCGCAGACGACAAGGTGAAAGATGTTGTCAAAGACGTGATAGGCGAAGAAGAGACAGAAGAAAATCAGAGTGACGAGGAATCAGAGGACGAGGAAGTAACGCAAGAAGAATCAACCGAGCAGGAAACAGAGGAGGACGAGGAGTTAATCCCCAAGTCTAAAGTCCAGAAAAGGATTGATGCTTTAACTGCAAGGATTAAGCAGTTGGAGTCAGAGACTGCTAAGCAGCCGGAAACATCAGCCAAAGACGATGTAACCAAAAAACTTGAAGGGATGAGCGAAGCGGAGCTTAAACAAGCAAAGAGAGAGGCAAGGCTTGCTCAAATAAAGTATGCGGCGGACGAAGAGAAGCTAAATCATCTTTTAGAGCTTGAAGAGAAGATTGACGCCACTATACAAAGCGCTCCTCAACGGTTCTCAAGTTTACAGGTTCAGAGCTTTAACGAAGCTGCCAAACGTCTTGAGGTTAAGTCTGCTGCGGACGGTATTGATTTAAGCAAAGCTGCGGAAACTATAAAACAGTTTGCTATAGATATATACCGGGAGACTCCTGAGTTTCAGAAAAGCATCCACGGTCAAGCTCGCGCGTTAGAAATGGCCTATCGTAACTATGTAGAGATTTCAAAAGTCGGCACCACAAAACAAGGCAAGTCTGAAGAACTTAATAGGCTAAAGAGCCAGGTAAATTCATTGAAAAAGAAGACCTCGTTAGACACCAAAACGGTTAAAGGTAACATGGACAAAACACGGTCCGTTGATCTTAGGCGTAAGGCTGTTAACGGGACAATGAATGACAAACTGGCTTTTGTACAGAATGATCCTGCATTCAGAGTAGACGACATGATACCTCCTGAATACAAGGAGTAGAACAAATGGCTTCCTCACAAGTAAATACGTATTTTGCAAAGGGTATTCGGGAAGGTCTGTCTAGCACAGTTGCAGACCTTTTTGCCGATGATGTTCCTTTTTTTGCAATGTGCGAAAAGGTCAAGAGCAACGGAACAAAGCATGAGTGGCAGGCTGACAATTTGGCTTCTGCTGCAACAACTGGAATTGTGGAAGGCGCGTCGATTACGTACGCACAGGCTGCAACCAGAGCGCGCCATGCTAACTACATGCACATTCGTCTGCGTAACTGGGATGTTACGTTCACGCAAATGGCTGTAGAAGTAGCTGGTATCAAAGATCAGGTGGCCCGTGAGATGACAAAGGCCATGAAAGCGCTGTTAACTGACTATGACAAAATTTTCCTTAATACTGGAAATTCTGCGGTTGGTGCAACGGCTTCAGCTCGTACAGCTCGCGGTATCATGAACGCAATTCGTACGAACACCGGTCG